TACGTTGACGCTTACGCTTCAGACGGTACAGACGTACTAGTTGGTTACAAAGGAGCAAGTGAGGCAGACGCACCAGCGTTCTATTGTCCTTACATTCCTTTAATGTCTTCTGGTGTTGTACTAGATCCGGCTACATTCGAACCAGTTGTTGGTTTCCTAACAAGATACGGTTATGTTGAATTAACAAACACTGCATCTTCACTAGGTAACGCAGGTGACTACGTAGGATTAGTAGGAATGAACAGCGGAACAAACTTAAAATTCAAATAAGCCAAGGTTTATTTTTATTTCAAAAAGGGCGGCTTCGGTCGCCCTTTTTTTGTGACTGACCGATCATTAACCACACACTTATAAATTTTTTTTCATATTCATACTAGTCACAGACCAAATGTGGTAGTTTTATCTATATGTTAGACTTCTAAATAATTCAGAGTTTCGAAAGAAACTTAAACAACAAAGGGAGGTCCAACATGGATTATCTTAACAAAGTAAAAGGATGGGCAAAAGGAATTGCTGACGTCGGTGTAAGTTTCATCGCATTAGGAATCGTTTTAGAAATCCTTTTCAACGGTCAAGGTATTCCGTTCTGGCCAAATGTTTCTGTAATAGGAAACGTCCAGGGCGTACTGCAAGGCTTTTCAGATCAAGGTCTGATCGGTTTGGTAGCAGTTTGGATTTTATATCATATCTATAATAGGAAATAATCATAGACACATATAAATCTAGAAGTACGTAAAAACCATGAGGGTGGTGTAATTAATTTTTTGGATTGGATTGCATCACCCTTTTTGTTTGTACTTTATACATCTCAATTTTTGGTAAATACCTACAGTTCAAACGTGCTCTTGCATCTAAGTGAGAGACTTATGCGGATTAAACCGCGTAGCCAGGAGAACTGGCATTGGACTCCTTTAAAGGAGAAAACAAATGGGAAGACCAGTAAAGAAAAGTAGATTTGGTAGCGATGCAGGTGACTTCGAAGTCACAGGTGCGTTCTCTACTGAAGCAACACAACCAGACGGATCAGGTGCTGAAGCAGTATCAACTGCATCAGGCAACTACATTGTATCTCAGAGATCAAGTAAACAATTCAAAGTTAACTTTCTTTCTGCGGACGGTTCAACAAGATTAACACAAGTGTTAACGTTGACACCAGTTGCAACAGGATCACTTGTAGCAGGTCAATTCTGTGTGCAGATCATCTTAGATGACTCAACAGTGGCTTATGCAAGTAAAATCTTCAACAACACAGTACACTACGTAACAGCAGGTGGTGTCACTGGTTCAGTGAAGTACTCATTAAGTGCTGAAGGAACAGACGAAGAGAAAGTATCTGGAGTTGGTTCAATCGACACAATCTAATACTTTTAAACGTGCTTTTATGGGGGAGTTACACGCTCCCCCATTCACAACATAAATAATAGCAAATGGCAAAGCATTTACGAACATCAACAGATTATACAATTAAAGCAGGTGCTGGCGCGGGTGGATCAAACTCTGTCATAATAGACGCTAAAACGCTTAAAGTTTTAGGTGACATGGACATCGAAGGTACAAGCACCACAGTAGATACTGCAAATTTAACTATCGAAGATCCAATCATAATTTTAAGCAGAAACAATTCAACTCCAAGTGATGTTGACGCAGGTATTTTAGTAAACAGAGGAGCGGCAAACAACGCGGCACTTTATTGGAACGAAGGCGATGACGTTTTCAAAGCAGTCACAACAACTTCAGACGGAACAGGAACTTCAATTGCCGACACGGCTTTAGCCAAAATACAAGTTGGTGAACCTACATCTGGATCAGATGCGGCTACAAAAAGTTATGTTGATGCATCCTCAGGTGCATTTACACTTAAGATTGCAGGTGACGATTCAACTGCAATTACAGTTGGTTCAAACCAAATTTTACAATACGTTGGTGGCTCAAATATCAACACAAAAGGCTCAGAACCAGATACAATTACTATAAGCCTTGACAATGACTTAACAGGGATCACATCAGTAACAAGTGACGCATCAAATGGAAATTTAGAATTGAAAGCGAACGGTACAGGTCACATAGTGATCAACGATATTTTAACGTTTTCAGCGGCGGCAAGTACACCAACTGCAACAACAGTAACAAAATTATACAACAAAACAGCGGCAGGTGGCGGTACAGGATTGTATTTCATCAACTCAAACATCAGTTCAGGAGCAGAAGGAGAACTGATAAGTAAAAAGAAAGCAACGGCTTTGGCTATTGCGTTAGGATAATATGGCGATAACACAGACAAGAATTGACGGATCAGCAGAACAATTGGGCACGGCGGTGTTCACGGCAACGGCAGACACGGCTGTTACTACGATACACCTTTGTAACATATCGTCGGCGGCAGATGCAGTAGTGAACGTGTACTTGCTTCCAAGCGATGGTTCAACAACTGCACCAACTGTGAACAACAAACTTTACAACCAGTTGACAATCCAAGCAACAGACACTTATATCATAGACACTGAAAAATTAATATTGGCAAATGGTGATAAGATTTTCATAGAACTTCCAGACTCTTCTGGTCAGATCATAGCCACGATATCAACGATAGGATTATAATAGTCATGGGTAGATATGTAAAAAACCCAGAGGCTACACAAGGGCAAACTTTAGAAATCCCTCAAGTTACCACTGCAAACAGACCAAGTGGTAAGAACGGACAGATAATTTTTAACACAACAACATCAACTTATCAAGTGTACAATGGTGCACAATGGTACAATGTTTCAGAAGCATCAAGAGAAAAAACTTTGACAGTGGATACATTCCAAGGTGATGGTTCAACAACTGTTTTTGGAAATGGATCAGGTAACACACTTGACGGATCAACTGCGGCAAACTTGACCGTGGAACCAACAGATGCCACTGATTTACAGATATTCATTGGTGGTGTTTACCAAGTGCCAGGAACACACTACACATATTCAGGCGGAGCAATAACATTTGGATCAGCGCCACCAGCCAACAACGGTGTAGACAGCGGACACATTATTGCTGTGATACACAATCTACATAAATTAGGTTCTTAATTTTTATTTCTTAACTGATTTGACCGAACGGTCTCCAACTGCCTGGGGTACCACTTTTAACACATACCCATCCTACTGGTTGATTTATTTCTGGCTTATCATTCCATACTATTGATCCTGTCTCCCATCTTTTTTCTTTTGGAGAATGCGACCCTGATGAAAAAGTTCTTTCAGCAAATCTTAAATTTCCAACAACATGCAAACTTTCTTGAGGATTTTTTGCTCCTACCCCTAACTTACCTACCACAGTGACATTGGTAGCAGTTTCATTTTCATTGCCTAATACAATATCGCCATTTGACTTGCAGATAATTCTTGCTGTGTTGTCGGTTCCTATACCAAATGCTGAGGGAGAATGTGTGCCAACATAGGCATTTCTTTCGTGCATGGTAGTAATGACTTCATACCCATCAACGTTGACTGAAAACTCTGCCGACGGTGCTTCAGTATTGATACCAACTCTATTCTGTGATGCAAAAAGTGTTTTATCTACTTGGAGATTTTTCAACACGCCAAGTTGTGTAAGTGAACTTGTCTTAACACTTTTGCCTAATGTGTCTTTCCAGATCACTTCATTGTGATCTATCATCACAGCATTTGTGACATTAAGTTTTGGCACCTGTGCTTCAACGTATTTTAAATTCTCAACAGTGACAGTGCCCTTTACAACAAGATCATTTTGTACTTCAATCTTGTCATCAGCAACAGTTATCTGTAATGATTCTGCTTCGTCCTTAATACCTGTGCTGTTGAAGTTTGTGATTCTGCCACCATGGATAGCGTCTCCACTGATGCTGTTCTCATACACATCAACTTGTCTGACGTCAACACGTTTTTCGGCAACTCTTTCAATTTTATTGATAGGTAATAGTGTCATATAATGAATATTTATGGTTGATCTGTGTCGTTGTGTGGATTTGGTAAATACGAAAGTAGTATTATGGCAATTAACAGAATAAGTGGTGATATATTAGAAGCGAACCTGCTTAGGTCGAGTGACCTAGCGTTCCAAACGAATTTACTATATGTAGATGTAACAAACGGAAGAATTGGTGTTAAAACTGACTCTCCGGGCAATTTTGCCTTAGATGTAAACGGAAATACAAGAGTATCAGGTAACCAAATAATCACAGGTGACCTTACTGTCCAAGGTACAACCACAACCATAGACTCACAAAATTTAGTTGTAGAAGACAACATAATAACGATCAATGAGAATGCATCAGGTAAGACAGATGCAGGTATAATGATCAACAGGACAGCAGAAAACAACGCATTATTCATTTGGGACGAAACTCTAGATAAATTTAGATTTGGAACGACAACACAGGACGGCTCAACGGTGACAGACTTTTCAAACATGACACTTGCTAAGGTCCAAGTTGGAGAGCCTACCGCGGACTCTGACGCATCAACTAAGAAATATGTGGATGATCAGATCACAACTGTGTCAAGCAGTGGTGTTACTGGTGATAACGTTGAACTTAGACTGCCAACAGATTCAACATTTGGTGATGGTGCATACTTAGGATTTGATTCTTCTACAAAAGTTACGAATGCAATTGATGAACTAAACGAAGTGCTTGGTAACGTACAGGCAGGAACCTACCTAAAATCAGTTTCCTTTGTGGCAGATTCAACGAGTATCAGTGCTGGTGACACAGTAACTTTGACCGTAACCACAGTGCCGACAGCAGGAGCAAACACACGTTACACTATCACATGGGGAGACGGAAACACAGACACGGCGTCTGCTGATTCAACTCCATCACATACATATTCATCAGGCGGAACTTTCTCTGTGACAGTGAAAGCATTCGAGAATGATGCAGGCACAACTGACTCTGCAGGAAGTTTCGCGACATCAACTAGATCAAATTACATTGTGGCATCAACAGCAGAACCTAATCTAACTTTTGCCATGTACGCTAACCCGACAGGAGGATCACCGATCACCAAAGCAGACAACGGAGCAACAGTTTATCTACAAAATAATTGCACAAACACGTCAGGTGCGACTGTCACTTATGACGTTGACTGGGGTGATGGAACTGAACAAACAATATCAGGTGATGGTACAGCAGGAGGTTCAAGTGCCAACGGAGGTACACGACTGGCACACACTTACAATAACTCGGCTGGTGATGATGGTTCAACTGTTGCAGGTACAGGAACAGGTGATACCAAGTATGCAATACGTTTAAGACTGTTGACTCACTCAACTGCTAACCCATCTGTGATACCTAAGACAGCAACAAACAATTTTGAAGTTTACTCAACTCACACGCCGTTGTACTCCACAGCGGGTTCAACGATACGAGGAATCAACGAGGAAGCAACATCAGGTTTCCCTGTAACATTCACAAACGACACAGCAACAAACCCTGGAGCAAATACTGCCTTCTCTGCCACACAGCAGTACACTTACAACTTCGGCGAAGGAGATTCAGCAGTAACTACACCCATAGGTGGTGGTGGCACAGGTGACACAGGAAACACAATATCTAACACATTTAATTTGAGTACTTCTGATCAGAACAATGGTGTAACAACAAAATTTACAACAAGCCTAAACTTATCAAATGGTCATAGTAGTTCGCCTTTTAGTTCCAACGTTAACATTATTGTTGAACCAGACGTGAGAGCAAACATTGCCGGTACGGCAGTGACAGTGAACACCGGATCGGGTGACAACAGTTTATCTTTGTATGATGTCACTGACCTAGATGGCACAGACAGAGCCATAGCAAGATTCACTAACACTTCTCAAAATGCAGACAATTATGTGTATGATTTCTTCGATGACTCAAGTTCATTGACGGCTGTAGTAGAAAATGGATCAGACGCAGGAAGCATAGGTGCAACACTGGACAAAGACTACTCAGGCACATCGGCAGGAAACATAAATTTCAGATTTAGAGCAAGTGGGCAACCAGATACATTCTTCCAAGATGACGAAGAAACCATCACTTTTGTGATGAAATCGACACCAAGTGCGCCTGCAGGTCTAAGTTCTAAAAGTTTGACATTATCAGATTCAGCACAAGGAACCAACCCACACCTGTGTGCAAACTTTGATGATGCCACTGGCTCTGCAGACACACTTGCGGCTGGAACTTCTCTTGAATCAACAACTGCAAGAAGGTATACAAGTTCAACACCTATTGACACAAACACAGTTACAAACTTTTTAGTAAACGATGCTAATGGTACAGGATCAACTGTTAATCAAACAGTTACAGCATCAATAAATGGCAGTGCCAGTGGTGCTAGGACCTTCACAACGTCAGAGGGTGGCGCCAACAATAACACATTTACAGATCTAGTAATCACAAATCATAGAGACTACGACGAAGTGGATGCCTCTTATCCACAGCGATTATACCTGGTTGCAACGGCAAAAATTGCACAGGCACTTACAGATTACACCGCTGGATTGAATGCACAAAGAATTGAGAGTTCAGCGGGCGGTAACACCAACTATGTACACGTTGTCAGAGACTTATTGACAGGTAGACCAACCACTACTATAGGAACAGTAACACAAGGCACCCAAGGAAGTTTAAGGTATGTGTCTGGTATTCCGTATTACAATTCAGGTTCTCCAACTTTGACAGTCACGGGCACGACAGTTGCGAACTTCACAGGACAGGCATACCAGGATACTGCCTCACCTCATGAATACGGCGGTGGTACAAACCAAGAATCAACAACAGGAGAAGTTTTAGCATCTGATCCGACAACATTTACATATGCACAAATAGATGGATCCAGCACTATGCTGTCAGGTGGCATACCTGTAAAAAATACCGGTGTTGGATCACCATACACATTAGGAACTTTGACAATTCCGATTGGTCCAAGTTCAACAAAAACAGTCAAAACCATTGGTGCAAAAAGTAGAAACGCTAATGGAGACGAAAGTTCTTACGATGAAGACACAACTAAAATTCAAGTGTATACCGCTACACCTTCTTTGCTAGATAAGGAAGATGGTGGTATCACTGTATCAGATTCACTCGGCGATGGCTTTAATGACGACGCCGTGAGGATAAGCGGGTTTGGTTCCCTGTCCGGTGACACACCGGCACTGTTCGACTCTTCAAATGCCAACTACTACACAGATTCAGCATGGTCGGGTGCAGAAACCGTGGCAGGGACCAACGAAGCAATATCAAGATTTGGAACAATCAAACACTTCACCACAGACTTGAGCTCAGGATATCTGCCTGCAGGACCAGACCTAAACACAGGTAGATCAGGTGCACAGTATTTCAACTTTGCTTTCAGAAGAACTCTAATGAACACCTTTACAATAAGACTATCTGGAAAAGTGTCAGGCGTGTTTATCGCCGCACCAGGCACTGCTATAGACTCTGCATCTGGATTGAATGGTTGGCTGACTGCAAGTGAAACTTATGCAGGTTCTGGGGTTCCGGGATCGGATACAGGCAACGGCGGTAATGGCTCCGATGGTTGTGCTTCGACGCCTGGTGATAGGATTGTTGATAACACAACATATTCGAATCAAACTTTCGCAATGAACCTAGGTACACAAAACTCTTCAAATGCCACAGGTAACAATGTATTGATCAGAATAAAATTGGAATCAGGAGATAGTGTTACAGCACTGAGTATTGAATAATGGCAATTACAGACGCAAAAAAAGTAGACTATCTTTGGAAGAAACTCGGTTATGGTGCCACCAAGACTGATACCAACACAGCCAAAAAAGCACCACAAGAAGAAATTGCATCACCTTTACTACTAAGGGGAGATAACACATGGAACCAAGCGTCAAGCATTCCTGCGGTACTGCCGGCATCTAGTGCTGGAGTTGTTGCAGTGTTCCCTACAACAGCACCAAGGGAAACCACAAACGATAACACAGCCGCGGCCAACAGAACATGGAAGACAGGACTAACAGACTGGATACCGCCCGAAGTTGGTTCCACATATCAGGTAAAAGTTTACATACACACTGCCAGTGATGCCGGCAATGCCGCTTCAGGTGGTTCACAAGTTTTTGCTGTTGGTTCAAGTGCATCAAACAATGACGAATGGTTCTTTGACTATCAGTCTGGTGTGTTGCATTTTATTGGCACGAACTTACCCAATGGTGTATCATTCTCGGGCAAGAGCGTTTACATATCAGGGGGAAGATACACAGGTACAAAAGGATTACAAAATTTAAGCACATCAACGGGAAACACTGAATTCTCGGCAAACAATATTGGCAACATAGTGACCAATGCGGACATGACGTTCACCACTCAGGGAACGGGACTGTTCGATTTCAACACGACGACGGGTTTGGTCGTTCCGGTAGGAACTACGGGTGAAAGACCAACAGGACAGGAAGGTATCATACGCTTTAATACTACAACCAGCAAATATGAAGTCTGTCTTGACGGATCGACCTACACCGCGTTACGTACAGAGGCCGCGGCATCCTCTATAACCAAAGATGTGTTCACTGGCGATGGGTCATCAACACAATTCACTATGACTTCTACGCCGACCAACGCAAGGAATATCATTGTATATGTTGATGGTGTGATGCAAGAGCCTACCCAGAACTACACTATTGCTTCAAATGTGTTGGCATTTACAGGCGGTGATGACGGAAGCAGTGTCGAGGCTCCACATGCAGGTGCACGAGTGGTAGTCATGCATGGTTTTGCTGACTAACCTATCACAATACCTTTTGCAGTATACAATAATCTGTGCTTGATGTACTTGCCTGAGAAGATGTTATATCTGCCTATCTCTCTGTCCACCTCGTAACCTATAGTGGCTTGCTCTAGTATAAAGTTATAAACGTCCGGACCTTGTTCAAATCCAACGTTGAAACCTTTCATGTTGTATTCATCACTTACTTTAAAATACCCACTGCATGATGCTTTCAAAAAATTTTCAATTTTGGTCCTCATTCCGTTCATCTCATTGACTATGTCTGCACGTTCTTCTAAGACTTTTAGACCCCTGTTCTGGCAGTGTGGTGGCCACAATACTTTTATTATGTAATTGGTTGTTTCTTGCTTCATTTTTTAAGTTCTCCTATGTCCTTGAACAGCAGACATTCAGCATTTGAGCAATAGTCAAGTTGTTTTGTTTTAGGTGGATTGCAAAGGAAATAGAACTTCATATCAGGGTGCAACATGATCACCGATCTAAGGTCTTTCAAAACCTTGGGATTGGATATGTCATAGCCCACTAGTAGAATCCTTTTCTCGGCTAGACCTAATGCACTCAGCAAGGCCAATGTTTGGTCGTCCGTGTTGACATCCAACGTTAGGTTGAACTGCGGCGAGATAGGTGGGAAACTGTGAACCTGATCATAAAACACGTACTTTTTATACAATTCAGGTGTTGTGACACAATTAACAGGTGAGGGTCTTTGCTGGAGGAACCATAGAAGGTCCTTTTCGTCTCTGGTCCACACATAATCAATGTTTTTTGCATTGTGCATGTGGTGTGAAACGCTTATTATTGGGCCGTATTTGCTTAATTCTTTCAGGTTAATTTCAACATCATTTGAACCAAGTACAGTGATATAGTTGTGCTTTTTCATATCTTACCGTATTTAACGGTGGATTAATACAGGTTTCAAATAAATACCTACAGTTTTGCAAGACAATCAATTATCGATAAGGGGATAAAACAATGGCAATAGGACGAATAACAGGACAGATGTTAAGTGCCAACCTGCAAAGAGCAGGGACGGATTTAACGTTCGAAACAAATTTATTAGCCTTAGATGTATCAAACAGTAGGATAGGTATTGGAACGGCCTCACCGGCAACTACATTACACGTATCGGCTACAGATGCACTAAGACTACCAAGTGGTACAACAGGACAGAGACCAGGTTCACCTGCAAACGGTGACATCAGGTACAACACCACTACTTCTACAATTGAAGGTTACAGCAATGGCGCATACGCCAACTTGGCTTCTGGTTCAGAGTTGAAAGACGCTGACGAAGACACTTCAATCAACGTAGAACACACAAGTGATGTAGACGAGATACACTTCAACACAGCGAACAACGAAGTGGCTATCATGAGAACAGCATCAACTGACTTGGGTGTTACAAACATTTCAAACACAGCGTCAACAATTACTGGTTTGGTTACAAACGGTAACATTACACTTACTCCAAACGGATCAGGTGTTGTTGCAGTAAGTTCAGCATTGACAGTTGCGGGTGCGGCTACAATCACAGGTAACTTGACAGTAAATGGTACGACTACAACAGTTGACAGTACAACATTAACTATTGAAGATCCGCTTTTAACATTAGCGAAAAACAACTCAGGTGGAGCGGCAAACACGTTTGACCAGGGTTTATTCTTCAACAGAGGATCTGATGCTAACGTATCATTCTTATGGGATGAATCAGCAGACCAATTCGCGTTTGCAGTGACATCAGGTGAGGATGGAACAACAGCAGGTAACGTAACAATTGACTCTTACGCAGACATTAGAGCAAAAGATATCACTTGTACGGACATCGACGGTATCCTAGGATCAAACACAGCGGCGGCGGCGACTGTAACTACTTTAACAGCGTCAGGTAACGTTGAGTTAGACGGTGGTAACGTAATCATTAACGAGAGTTCAGCAAGTGTTGACTTCAGAGTAGAATCAAATGGACACGCACACGCATTGTTTGTTGATGGTTCTGAAGACCATGTTGGTATCAAGACTGCGACTCCGGCTTATGACTTAGACGTAGGAGGATCAACTGATGCATTAAGAGTACCGGTTGGTACAACTGGTCAGAGACCTACAGCGGCAACAGGTATCATCAGATACAACTCAACAACTGGTGCATACGAAGGTTCAACAGACGGTTCAACATTTGTAAACTTTGCGATTGCAGGAGCGGCTCCTACTTTCACAAAAGAATCAGCAACAGGTGACGGATCAACTACAACGTTCTCTGGTTTCTTCAGCTCTGCTCCAGAATCAGCGAACAACGTTTTCGTATACATCGACAACGTATATCAAGAACCAACTGAGAACTACACAGTATCAGGTACTAACATCACATTCACTTCTGCTCCACACAGTGCGGCGAGAATTTTTGCGATCACAGGTGCTGACGGTACTTCACTAGTTACAGGTGGTGTTGCTAGATCTGAAACAAGTTCAGTTAACTTCACATCAAGTGCAACTAACATTATGACATTCAACGGTTCAACTTACAGAAGTGCTGAGATATTCATACAGTTGACAGACACTGCTAACACAGAATACGCGGCAATGAAAGGTGTTGTTGTACACAACGGTACAACTGCATTCATCACTGTACACGGAATCACTAACACTGGTTCAACTGATTTAGCGACAATTACTGCAAACTACAACAGTGGTACAGTAGAAGTTAAAGCAACTAGTACAGGTGGCACTACAGCGGCTAAAGTACAATACTCGCTAGTGGCGGCATAGTAGGCAAAACTAGAACCTTAAAGATAATTCTAAACGCCCTAATGGTAAATACTACTGTTAGGGCGTTTTTTTTACGACTTAACTTTATATTAATATAAATCATAAGGGAAATATGGAACTATGACAACAAGAAACTTTAGAGTACATAATGGTATTTCAGTTGGTGACATCGTAATCAACGCAAGTACCAATAAGATCACAGGTCTAGCGACAGCGGCACCATCAGCAGACGGTGACGTATCAAACAAGAAATACGTTGACGATTCAATCGCGGCTATTTCATCAACAGCAATCACCCAAGGTAACAGTAACGTAACAGTAACTGACTCGGGCACAGGTAAAATTGAAGTTACAGCAGACGGCACAGAAGTGGCGGACTTTGCGGTAGCGGCTACAACTATCACTGCAACAGGAAACATCAACCTAACAGCAGGTGCGGACGTGGCAATACCTAACAACGTTGGTTTATTGATGGGAGCAGGCGGTGAGAAAATCGAATCAGACGGAACAGATTTAACTGTAACATCTACTGGTGCACTAAACTTGACAGTAACAGGTTTAACAACTGTATCAGGTGCGTTAGCAGTATCAGGAGACTTAACGGTTAACGGTACTACTACAACCAACAACTCAGTTAACTTAACAGTAGATGATAACATCATTGAATTGAACTCAGGTATATCAACATCGAACAACGATGCAGGTATCATCATTGAGAGGGGTTCAACAGGTAACAACGCATGTTTCATTTGGGATGAATCAGCAGACAACTTTACACTTGGTACAACAACTGCGACAGCAGGTGATAAATCAGGTGGTATCACAGTATCAGTTGGAACACTAGTTGCCAACTTAACTGGAACAGCAACAGCGGCGGAATATTCTGACGTTGCTGAGCGTTTTGCATCTGACACAACATACGAACCAGGTACAGTTGTTGCATTGGGTGGCGCTCAAGAGATCACGCAAGTGAACGAAGAAGCATCAGACGAAGTGTTTGGTGTTGTTTCTAGTATGAAACAAGCGGCATTCAAAATGAATGGTGCGGCAGGTAACGACGACACTCACCCATACATCGCAATGACGGGTAGGGTAAATGTAAAAGTTATTGGCACAGTGAACAAAGGTGACAGACTTATATCTGCATCAGTTCCAGGATACGCGAAAGCGGCTACAAAAGCAGAATGCACAGCATTCAACGTTATTGGTAGAGCATTAACTGGTAAAACTGAAGCAGGACAAGGTTCAGTATTAGCGGCAGTAAGAGTTAGCCACTAGTAAATACCTATACTTTTTAATAGAATCAAAGGGCGGTGGCAACATCGCCCTTTTTTTTATGACTGTACAAATTGACTTCACTGATCCCAACGGCAATTACGACATACTATCCGAGCATGTCGCAGACAAGAAACTAAGGCGTATCATAGACGTAGGAGCATGGTGGGGTCCATGGTCTTTGCATTGGCAACCACATGCGGAAAAATTAGAAATATTTGAACCAAATCCCAAAATACTAACAATGCTTGAACATAACATTTCGCCCTACGACAACTGCACACTCCATAGAACAGCACTAGGTGATAAAAAAGGCACTGTGTCAATGGGATATGACAAGCATTCAGGTACCAATCACGTGACAGAATTACAAGGAGACATTGAGATCAACACCCTAGATAGTTATAATTTCACCAATGTAGATGTGGTCAAAATAGATGTTGAGGGGTATGAGTTGGCCGTGTTGAATGGTGCCAAGCAAACAATCACAGAACAAAAGCCATTGCTACAAATAGAGATGAACAAAGCCGGGCAGAGATACGGAATACACAAGAAACAGGTGCATGATCTACTTAAAGATTGGGGCATGATCAGAATCGCCAAAATATGGCCTGATCAGGTGTGGTCATTCAAATAGCATAAATACTAGCACTGCTGTCGGCCGGCAACGATAACGAGGCCGTGTGTGTCATTTGACACGCTAACATTATTATAAAGGAGTACCCTAGTATGGCCATAGGTCGTATATCTGGGTCGGTCCTAAAGTCCAATCTGACTAGGAATGGCACCGACCTGGCATTTGAAACAAACCTACTGTATCTCGATGTCACAAACAGTCGTATAGGTATTGGTACTTCTGAACCCACAACAACATTACAAATTTCAGGAACAACAACCACTGGTGGCTTGACTGCCAACGGTGCAGTAAACATAGACGGTACAGGCACGTCCAACATGGACAATGTGATAATAGGTGCCAACACAGCGGCCGCAGTAACTACTACTTCGCTAGTGGCAACAACTGCGGATATAAACGCAGGTACAATTGATAACGCAGTAATTGGTGCCACGACAGCGGCGGCAATCACAGGTACAACTATCGCAGGAACCACTGCTTCTTTGACAAATACTTCAACAGGTGATTCACTACTAATCACAACTACAGAAAATTCAAGCACGGCAGGTCCAGTGATATCACTAAAGAGGAATAGTGGATCACCAGTGGATTTAGATCACCTAGGACAGATAAAATTCTTAGGTGAGAACGACGCTGACCAAGAGGTCATCTACGGAAAGATTACAGGTAAGATATCAGACGCAAGTGATAGCACAGAAGATGGCACGATAGAATTCGCAAATATAAAAAGTGGTTCAGAAGTAGTCACTGCGAGACTTAATTCAGATTCATTACAATTATTAAACAGCACAGACCTATCTGTAGCAGGTAATACGACACTTACAGGAACACTTACGTTCTCAGGATTGACTATGCCATCCTCAGACGGTAGTAATGGTCAAGTACTGCAAACAGATGGTTCAGGCAATATAAGTTTTGCAGAATCATCGGGAGGTGGTGGAGGTAACAACACCGCAGTAAAACAATTCAATTATTTTAAATTAGGTCAAACGTCAGCCGTAATTGATTCCTTTGATAAGTCCGAGTATAGAGGTGCGATTTATGATTTAGTCATGGAAGACAAAGACCACGGATTTACTGGACACATGAGAGTATCAATTGTGCATGATGACACAACACCTTACATATCAACATACAACGTAAATGAGGACTCCACTAGAATTGCAGATTTCACTGTTGCGATTTCTGGAGATGTGGTAGAGTTGTCTGCCGCGACAAACTCATCCTCACACACTAATTTAAGAATTTATAGGGTAGCACTAGGTGATCATCACGAAACTGTTGCAAACACCAATTCAAAAATCATAGCCACTTCAACGAACATAGGATCAGGAGCGACAACACTTGATCAATTCACAAAAACAGATATAAGAGGTGCAAAATACGTTATATTGATTAAAGATGACACGGGAGGTGATTATCAAATATCTGAGGTGAGTTTGACACACGATGGAACAACAGTTTTCCATGACACTTACGGCGCAACATCTAGCAGAAGTACCCCACCTTTCAGTTTTAGTGCGGCCATATCAGGTGCGACAGTAACTTTAAGTGGACTGTCCGCGGGTAACACAACAGGTACAGCAATACTATACAGACAGGATCTAGGTTCTAAGACTAAACTAGGCGAGTTCGACAACTACTTGTATGGTATCAAAGCAGATATTGACTCAACGGTTGAGACGGTTGACTCATTTGATGTGTTCAAATTCAAAGCGGCAAGATATTTTGTAACAATGGAATCTGGATCTGAATACCAGAACTCAGAAATAATAATGACCGTGAATGACGCTGGAACAGATGCAACAATCAGTGAAAGTTTCGTAATCACAGCAGACAACACACTTGCAACATTCTCAGCAGATGTATCAAGTGGAAAAGCAAGATTGAGAGCAAGTTGCAATCCTAACACCAAAATTTATTTTGCAAGACTTGCCATGGAATCAGAAAATATTTACAGAGTAAGTGGAACATCAACTGATGATCTATTCATTAAGCACAATAACATTGACCTAGATGAAGAAAATTTAAGCCTAAGTGGGACTACCGGGTCTTTAACACTTCCAAAAGGTAGCACAGCAAATCGACCTAGCAGTTCTGTCACTGGTATGATTAGATACAACACAGACACTGACACGTATGAAAGATACGACACGTCAGGATGGGTGAATATTGCCAAAACTGCCACGACAACAGAGGCTAGTGGTACTAGTACAGGAGAGAAGACAAGTATATCAACGTCGGCAGTCAACGTGGACACGTTTGAGAGGACAGCATTTGACAGTGTGTTCTATCAAATGGTTACCTTAGACGAAATAAACAATGAAATTGCAACACAGGCTGTCAGTTTAGTACATAACGACACAGCGGCATTCACATCAACGGGTGGTATAGTGAGATCGGGAACTAACACGCAGGTGGCCTTTGACGCAGACTTTTCGGGCACCACGGTAAGGTTAAGAGGTACAGGAACCGCAGACGTAAACTCCGTGAAGTTCTTTAGAATAGGTCTGGGTGACAACACATCTGCATCCAGTTCAGGAAACACAGCATTCATTCTTAACACAGATGTTGATAGTGCCACAGAAAACTTAGACACATGGTCAGCATCATCGTACAGGGGTGCAAAGTATTACATAAGTGCCAATAACTCATCTAAAACTGAACTAACAAATATAGAATGTTTGGTTGTACACAACGGTACAGATGCATTTATAACAATGTACAACGACACATTCACAGGAAGCAATTCATTGATAAGCCTTACTGCGGACATAGACAGCGGCAGTGTAAGACTAAGAGCATCAGGAAATGAACCTAATACTGCTGTCAAGATGTACAGAGTCTTACTAGGTGATGCAGAATCAGACGCAACCAGTGACAATACAAAAACAGTTGGACAGGTGACTGTATCGAGTTCTGCGACCGAGTTTGACACATTTAGCACAGACTCGTTCAACGGTGCTCACTATGTGATAGTTGGAAACAGCAGTTCGGAATCAGCGGCATCGATCAGTGAAGTGTTTGTAGTGGCAGATTCGGAAAATGCGTATGTGGCAACAGGACCACAGGTATCTACTAAAGGCACAGATCAACTAACCTTTACAGCGTCATTGAGCGGGTCTACAGTGACATTATCAGCGGCGAGCACCAGTGGTGCTTCAACAACGGTTAATGGTTATAGGGTACAATTACTACGTAACCAGGCAGGTGCGTCAACCAGTCTATCTGTTCTTACAAGTAATAATCAAACAATTACAGGACAAAAAACATTCACAGCAGGTGTGTTGACTGATACAATACAATCACCAGGCTCCAACGCAAATATCACATTAGATCCACAGGGTACGGGCAAGATCGATCTTGCAGGTAACACCATACTTGCGGACAGCATTGAACTACAATTTGGAACAGACACAGATGCCAATATCAAGCACACAGGCACTAACCTTAATGTCAACGAAACAACAGGTGACATCAACATCAGAACTTATGCCAATGACAAGGATGTTGTAATTTCCACAGATGACGGCAGTGGTGGAATCACTGAATATATTGTAGCAGATGGTTCCTCTGGTGCAGTAAAATTAAAACATTACGGTACAACTGTTTTTGAGACGACAAGCACAGGAGCATCAATAACGAACACATCGACAAGCGATGCATTAGACATCACAACAACAGAGGATTCAAGCACGGCAGGGCCAGTAATAAATCTGAAAAGAAACAGTTCGAGCGTTGCAAACGCAGACTACCTGGGACAGATCAAATTCCAAGGTGAGAACGATGCAGACCAGGAAGTTCTCTATGCCAAAATTTCAGGTAAGATCTTAGATAGTGCAGATGGATCTGAGGATGGTATCCTAGAATTTGCGTTCAAGAAAAACGGATCAAACAACATCTCAGGAAGATTTAGATCTGACAGTTTACAATTATTGAACGATACCAGTCTGAGGGTTACAGGACATGTTGAACTAGGTGTTCTGTCAGGTGATCCAAACACTACAACAGATATCGCACACATATACGCCAAGGACGAATCATCAAGTGCTGAAGTGTTCGTAAGAGACGAAGCGGGTAACGTTACTAAAATATCTCCTCACAATGAAAAAGGTGAGTGGGAGTACTTCTCAAGAAACACAAAAACTGGAAAAACTGTAAGGGTGAACATGGAAGAAATGATTCGAGACATTGAAAAACTTACAGGTAAATCATATATTAAGCACGAGTAAATATTATTATGGCAACGAGAAAATTTAAGTTCAAACACATAGCCGAAAGTGCGACTGTACACATTGGCGATACTGGAGAATTAATATTAGACACAGACGCAAAAACACTTAAAGTGTCTGATGGTACAACAGCCGGTGGCGTAGCAATTAACACTAATCCTGATATTCAAACAATTACAAGTAATGGAAGCACTAGTAGTGGCTCACCAACAGCATTAGAGTCAGGTAAATCCGTATACATCTGGAACAGACAAAGCGGAAGCACAAATTACTTCAGTCTACCTGATGCAACAACGGTAGGTACGAGAGTAATTTTAATTGCTAGACGATATAACGGCGGTGGTAACATTGTAGTGAAATTTAAAAGTTATAATACAAGCGGTTCGGTTGATGCAAACTTCACACACTCACTAGATACTATTGCTGGAGAAAATAATGTTCATCTGTTGTGGGACGGCGATGCTTACTATATAACAGCAACTAATAAACCTTAGACAATCAGATCCAATATAGTCTGTAACTTGCCTTTTATACTTTTGTTGTTCAAAGTATTTTTTAGACCCATGTGTAGATTTTTGGGCCAACATTCAAACGCAGTCCAGCAGTATCCTGAATGTTCTCCGTTTAATTTAGGAATAAATTCTGATTCAATTGCAATCAAATATGTGTGAAAAAAGAATTTCTGATCGTTAGATGTGAACATTTCTAAGGGGATTACTTTTTTAAATTTCGGCAAACTGCCTACTTCTTCTTCAATTTCTCTCTTTAATCCTTCGAATGCACTTTCAGTGAACTTGCTTTTACCGCCTACCAATCCCCACATGCCCTGTGTTTTCTTGTCAGTCCTTTGTAGGAATAGGAAACGTTTAGTGCTGGTTGCGTAAAACAGAGCACCTGAGCAAACTATATTTTCTTTCATTATAATAATTTAGCCAATCTCTTATGTTTCTTGTTTAAAAAATTTTTTAGTCTCTTAATTTTCCAGTCTTCAGACGGAAATATTTCAGTTGGTAGTTCTAATGGTTCACGACCCCACTTTATTTTGTCCCAGACTCTTTCATGCCCGTAATAAAGAAACATTTTTGTGATTACTTCTATTCCTGCTATAGCACCGGCCCAACTCCATTTGCCGGTAATCAACCACGCAATAAGAAAGGTATCACTTGTGGCCAATATTCTCCAAGTGATAGTCTTTGTTAGACTTCTAGATACTTTAGATTTCATGCTATATTATAGCAATTATGGAGTGGTAGCGTCAATTGATGAGTTATATCCAGGATCTGCACCACCGTCAAGCACAATACTCCAATTACCTTGTGTGTACACTCCCTCGTAGGATTTTACCCATTCAGTGCCGTTAAACCTGTATTGTATTCCAGTGTTCAAGTTGGTAACATAATGTTGTGTTGAATCTGGATTTGAGGCATCAAAGGCTATATTCCATTTGCCTGTAGCACTGTTGTATTCAATAATATCTCCTACTCTCGCCACAAGCGTACCCCATGTTGCACTTTGGAAACTGGCTGTGCTGTCTCCAACATCATTTATGACCAAATACCTGTCTCCATTGGCAGGTGTGCCTGGATCAAAAGTTGCAGGATTTATAATTTTCTTCACAGCGGTAAGTGTATTGCTTGGTATTGTGTCACCGTCAATCGTGTATAATAAAATTGTGTCATCAAGTGTCGTGGTTGCGATTGTGCCAACAATCTCATTGCCGTTCGGCTGTGTTAATCTTATCTGAGATGTACCATTTGTGACTTTGCCATACTGATCTAACAGCACTTTCCAGTTTACTGCTGGTCCAAATGTTTCAAATGGATCCGCTAGACCCGGATCTCTCGCACCAGTGTGGAATCCATCACCACCCGATGACACATTCACTCCTGTTGTACCCAATAATCTCAATTGATTTCCTGTCACTAACAGACCAAAATTGTTTGGTGTGATGTAACTTCTAGACGTAAGTTCTCCGTCAATCAATCCTTTTGCTATGCCGCCATCGTCGTCGTATATGCTCATGATGATCTTTTGTACAACACCTAACTTCTTAACTTTTACAGGTGGTGATAACCATATTGGCATAGAAAATTGTAATGTTGCAACATCTATTTCTGATTCGGCACCAACTGGTATCGTCCTGGAACTGAATGTTATGTTAGTTAATTCAACATAACTTAAACTTGTCCAATCTATGTAATTGTCTGTTTTTTGTATCTCAAAATCAGGATTAAACAAATATAGTATTTGCTCCATAATTTGTAATTTTTGATCTGTGTTTGACGAAAATATGTCTGCTGACACTTCCAATCTGAACGGAGATGGCATAACCTTTTCAACAGTATATCCAGCACCCAATTGGTTTGTGTAGTTTCCATCAGAGTCAACATCTCTTTCTCTTAAATGTTGCTTTTCTATGTGATAAGGATTCTGCATTCTTTCCCTGTCATAGTTCAATTCTCTCACGTAGCAGGCAATCTTAGGTGCATAGTTTAGAGCGTTTTCAGAATTGTTCCTAATAATATTTGCTACCTGTCTAGTTGGATCTCCATACACTACAGGAACTGCACGTAAATTAATCTGACCATCTTTACCTTTGCCCGTTTCAACAGAAAAGTTACTCAAAATTCTAATAAATTGAGTAAGAAACTTCCTAACCTGTCCTTCGTAAAAGTGTAACATTCTTAATTGTCAGCCTTTGGTTTCAATGCATCCGTTAATGACTGTCTCTGCTTGACTGTCAATCCGTTTATAGTTGATTCTGTTGTGTTGTTTACAAATCCTGTCTTATAATTTAACCTGCCATCTGTGTTAGTCATGTTAATTCTGACTGAATCTTCTATTTTTACCCATCTAGTTCCGTCATAACGGAATAATCTGTTTGGTAAGAAATCTGTTCTTAAGAAATAATCACCTTTGTCTACACCCGAAGTTGGAAATGTAATACCAAATCCTGCAGGATTTCCGTTTGGTGCAACACCATCACCATCTAGGTAGAAACCATAGTGTGAACTTGCAGGTGTATCTATTGTTGCATTGACTGTATTGTTGCTACTTGCCCTTTGAGATTGCGTATTAACATTTTCAGTTCTAATATTTCCTCTTTCATCTATAGGTGCAACATAGTATTGTTTGTAATTAAATCCTGACTTCGGAGCGTCCTGTTCTGCCTGAGCAACTATCTGATCATTTATTGTTTTTTCTCTATTGTAGGTGCTCATGTAACTTGCGACCGATCCCGTTGTTGTTGCATCACCTACGACATCTTTGAACTCTTGAGAATCAACTAAAGTTTTCATTTTTAATCTAAGCAAGTGAGGCCACCAAGTCTGCGAAAATCCTTCTGCGGCCCTGTTTACATCTTCAACCACGTAGTATCTTTTCAATGCTATAGGCACACTCTCGTCAAGTGAATAATCTTCTTTCATGTGTGGGAATTCGATGACATCTCCACTCATGGGTTTTCTGCCAATTCTCTCTACTATATCGTTGAGATGCACAGTCAAAAATAAGGTATCATTCTGTAAGAACATTCCAAATTGTGACAAATTAAAGTCTGCATCTTGGACGTTGTATATGCCTCTCACAGTGTAGATATCGCTAGAATACTTTCTGTCTCTATTCTCTAGGAACAGTAAATCTTGTATGGTTGTTTCGTTAAGGTCACTGCCTGTAACTCTGGGTTGACTAGGAGACGCTGGGCCGTCCTTGTTCGTATCTCCTTGGTCGTATGGACCTAGGTATTTGTGTAGGTGTAGATCTGTACCGCCCACCTGAAACATTTCACGGATGTTACGATCAAAGAATTTGTAGTCGTTGCCCTTTTCAGGCTTAAAAATGGATAATCTTGGCATATCATACATATTTATTGCACAGACAATGACTATAAATATGAGTATGTCAGAACTACAAACAGGACAACAGGAAATCTTTGATTACGTTAAAAACAGTCTCGGTGACGGGATGATTGACGTAGAATTAGACCCAAAACACTATCAAACGGCACTGGAAAGAGCGGTCAACAAATTCAGACAGCGATCATCAAATGCTGTTGAGGAGTCATACGCATTCTTAGAATTAAAGAAAAATCAAAACACATACATCTTACCTAATGAAGTAATCAATGTGAGAAGTCTACACAGAAGAACTGTGGGATCACGTACAGAGGGTGGTGAAGGCGGAACACTTTTTGAACCTTTCAACTTGGCTTACACTAACACGTACCTTTTAAGAGCAGGTGCTACAGGTGGACTAGCAACTTATTACGCTTTTGCATCATATCAAGAGTTAGTTGGAAAATTGTTTGGAAGTTTCATACAGTTTCATTATGACAATGCAACAAAAAAATTAACAATCACTCAACGACCAAGAGCAGATAATGAAACAGTGTTAATGCATACAGATAACTTTAGACCTGACATAACACTATTCAAAGACATATATTCAAAACCGTGGATAAGAGATTATACACTTGCGGTATCTAAAATTATGCTTGGCGAAGCAAGAGGTAAATTCAACACCATTGCAGGACCACAAGGAGGCACAACATTGAACGGCGATGCCTTGAAGGCAGAAGGCCAAGCAGAAATTGAAAGACTAGAAGCAGACATAGGAAACTATGCAGAAGGTGGTACACCACACAGTTTTGTTATTGGTTAATAACACCCTAAATCCTTTTAAATAATTGTGTCATGACGGACTCCAGATACAAGAAATATGAAGATTGCAATATAGACGAACTAGAACAAATTGTAAATGATCTAGAAAATATGTCTATAAGTGCCTTGAAAAGTAAAAAGTTAGATATAAGAAAAACCATTCTGGGTGCGGTAAAAGAAGCAAAAATAGTCATTGAAAAACGTCTAAAAAAATAGTATAATGATCCTATGTTAATAGGTGTAGTAGGATTAATAAGTTCTGGTAAAGGCACAGTAGCGGACAGACTTGTAGAAAAACATGGATATCAAAAAGACAGTTTCGCAAAAAGTCTAAAAGATGCTGTGGCGTCAATGTTTAATTGGGATAGAGCCATGCTTGAAGGAGATACAGAATCCAGCAGACATTGGAGGGAACAACCAGACAAGTTTTGGAGCGAGAAATTTGGCAAGCCAACCACTCCGAGATGGGTGTTGCAGTACTTTGGCACAGAAGTAATGCGAGGTCAGATGTACGACGGTATCTGGGTTGACAGTTGCATTGGAAGATACAAAGGCCAAAACACCGTGATAGCAGACACAAGATTTCCCAATGAAGTAAAACAGATAAGGGCACACGGCGGAAAAATAATACTAGTAAAAAGAGGACCTGATCCTGATTGGTTTGTTGACTATGTTGAGGGTAACATTGAACCTAAAGGTATACACTCCTCAGAATACGCCTGGGCGAAAGAAGAATTTGATTTTGTGATTGAAAATAATGGCACAAAAGACGAACTATATGCTAGTATAGACGATCTAGTCATCAGCAACAAGATCACCGACACGCCAACCAAGTCTACGGGTACTGCCCAACCTTTGGCAATTGGCGCAAACAGTTTTTAAATTTGTAGCGTTAGTATTCCTAAGATCTCCATCAACAAACAATACATCCAATTGTGCTTTATTCTGTGCTTTGAAGCCACACAGTTCACACTTACGGTGTTTTTTGTATCCTGACCTTTGTAATGCAGTCACACCGCCAACTTTCTTGCCCGCCTTTTTCCTAATACAGGTGTCGCACTTGCTACGCCAATATACCCTGCCATATCTCTTATAGGCGTATGCCCTAGGCTTGTTCTTACACTCCGTACACAAAGGTCTGTCTTTATATTGCATGTTTGTATTTACGTCACCTATATAGGCACCAATAAAACGGTAAATTATGTCAACAAAACCGTATGATTGAATAAATAGTTCTAGTATATACGTAACTTGCAAGGAGAATACGAAAAATGGCATTAACATCACCAGGAGTAGAGGTTTCAGTAATAAATGAAAGTTTCTACGTACCATCAGATGCGGGTACAACACCACTATT